CAATACAATTCTGGATTTTCATATTCAGCATCAGGTCACAATATTGAATCAGCAGACCTTAATGGTTATATCAACCCTTCAACTGTGGCTGGTACAACTCAAACTATTAATGGAGTTCAGTTTAACTGGACAAGTCCATCACTTGAGGCAGTTCCAAGATGGAAAATAACAAACGCTGGAGAAAGCTTTTCTCTTGTCGAGTCTTTACAAGGTGCTGGCCTTTCTACTGTAACGACAATAAATCGGACTATAACAACTACCACAACAACGGAAACGCAATCCGTCTTTGGTCAGTAATTCTTGTAATCCTTTGTCCTGCAAGGGTTTTGGCTAATACAACTGTCGCTTCGCCCCAATCGAATGCTCAAGGGGTAGTAAACAATAATGCAACAATGATAACTCCGTCCAGCCTTCCCCAGAATCGCTACAGCCAAGGAATTGTTTGCACCTCGCCCAGTTTGACCATAACTCCATATTTAACAGATGCGTGGTCATTTAATCGACCTACAGAGCAGTTTACTTATCAAGATATTTACGATGAGGACACAGGGGCAGTTAAGTACACCACCAAAACTCCTAGATTTGAAAAAGATAATTACAACTTAAATTATGGAATTTCTATGCAATTTAATATTCCTCTTGGCAAAGGTGGTGAGTTATGTCAAAAAGCTGCAAGGGTAAATATAGAAGCTCAAGAGTTATTAATTAAAAAAACAAAAATGGAAATGGAGCTTTATAGATTATCCACCTGTGGCACTCAGGCTGCTTTAGGAGTGGTCTTTGTTGGAGAATATGCCGTCAACTGTGAAGGAGTAAAACTTATAGCAAGACCAAATCAAGTATTACCTCATACTCATAAATTGAAGTAGATAAGCTTACGGGTATAAAACTTATCTACTAATGGTTTCCACTTCAAATAGTAACCATCATTATTCTACTTTATCTTTTTTCTTTGTGAGCTTTTTTACGACCTGTTTTACTAAAGGTTTGACTGCGTTAAGAAGTAATGGACTACTGGCAGCGACCAAGCCAATAAAAGCAGTAGATACAAGGCTAGAAATTTCTGGTATGTATTGATCTTTAAATTGAACACTTTCATAGATCGTATTGCAGATAGTCCCATTTTCGCTTCTTTTATGATCAATAACACGCTCTAATCTTTTTTCGTTACGAAAATCTCCTACTCGCTGTTCTTTAGATGATGGACATTCAACAAACTTGATTTCTTCATCTCCTTTTTTTGGTTGCTCTGTTTCTGGTGTTTTACTTTCTGGCATTGCTGGCTGTTCGCTACTTATCGGCATTTCTTCTGAAATTATTAATTGATCTGGTGTGTAATCCATAGGGTAAAAATATGGAAACAAAGAATCACAAGTGCTAAACACACCATTAGGGTCATCAAGCAAAAGCTGTGTATTACCAGTATTTTTTATATCTCTATGCTGATAAGTACAACCAGCTACATCTATTTCTAAGTTTGTTGTTATTGGTAGAACAGGATTAGGGTTATATATCTCAGGAATATAAACCTCTGGAATATTTATTTGTTTAATACCTATCTCAGGTATTTCCATTTATATCTTTGGCTGTTTAAATTCTGGTATAGTTGGCCCTGTCATTTCTGGTAAGCTTTTGTCTAATATCTTTGGCATAAGTCCTTGTACATTACCAAGAACTTCATTCATTATTTTTGTTTTAAACTGCTCAGAACTAAGGTATTTGTAACCCATGTAACTTGCACCTAAAGTGCTGGTTATGAGAACGAATGAAGCTATACTTAAAATGTTAGCTATTTTTTGAAACATGATTCAACAGGCAATAATTAGAGCAATTAGTCATGGACTTATTATATCAATGTTGATAATAATTCCCACCCTTGGGCCTTTATACATTTTAGGTGGAATTATGACTAGGCAAATGGAAAAGGTTAATTAATTACCAAGGTACACCAGAAGCAGTAGTTGGTGTAAGCACTTCATTTACTTGTGCTTCTAAAGTTGTTTCCATTGCAGCTACGTTATAATCCGTTGCATTAATAGCAGTTTGAACCCAACCCAAAACAGTAGAAGCATCTAAACTTGCAAAAGCTACAAAATCACTAGGTAAAGAATCAGGTTTTGTAAAAGTAACCTCTCCTGTCAATCTTGATTTTTCTACAGAATCAGATAAACCTTTTACACGATAAATTACTTTAGTTACAAAACCATCTGAAACATCACGTTCCAAAGTATTTATTTCCCAAGTTTTAGTGATTGCCATGACTTCTTAAATTCTTTATTTAGATTCTACTTTATTATTAGCATTAATCAATTTTTCTAACTTCTCTAAACCACCTTGATCTTTAATAATTTGACCAACGATTTGATTTCTGTCTTGTTGTAATTTATTTATTTTTTCAGTAGCTTCATTTTTTATTTTTTCAATATCTTTATCTAATACTTCAACTTTTTTAGTATTAAATTCTAAAGTTTCTTTTGTTTCTTGAATTAAGTCTTCAGGGGTCATAATAAAATTTATTTGTTTTCCTATATTACTAAGCAGCTTCTAACGCTGCAACTTTAGCTTCTAGTTCCTGTATTGCTTTCATTAAATACACAACCATTCCAGATGCATTAAACATATACTTATCATCATCATTATCTTTTTGATATGCCTCTGGAAAACTAGCAACCATATCTTGTGCAATAAAACCTTTTTCTTTATCAGTTCCATCTTCTTGATCTAAAAAATTAAATTTTTGTGGATTAATATTTTTAAACAAATTTAATGTATTCTCTGTCCAATTTTCAAAATTCTTCTTCATTGATCTATCTGAGGCAGAAGTATTAAATGCAACGGTTGATCCGTTAGATGAAATACTGCCTCTTGTTGTCCCTGTTGTATTAAATACAATTTGATCGCCTGTTGATTCTTTGTTAAAGCTGTTAATTGAAGTACCTAATTGAGTATGGATTTTACCGGTAATACTACAGCCTGCTGTATTTGTCTCAAACTTTTGACTGTTATCAAAATATAGCTCTACTTCTGCATCAGGCTTGCAAACAATAAATTTTTCGCCACCAGCTTTATCAAGATTTAAGTTTCCAGCTTCGGCTCTTATAAACCCATCTGTTCCATTAAAGAACATTCTTAGGTCAGCACCATCACCACAATAATAATTTTGACTATCAGGAATTATCACACCATCAGAACGTGTTTCAAATTTCTTTTGATTATTATTATATAGCTCTACGGCTCCGTCATCTACGCATTTTATGTGTACTTCTGATTGATGTCTTATTTCTATTGGATGAAATTGACCATCAATTATGTTTGTAGATCCATCGTGAGAAATTTGTAGGTCTCCACTATTACCAACATTTAAAAAATTACCATCATTTATTTGCATATTGCCTGTGGCAACCACATTTCCAGCAACAGACACTCCCGAACTTGTAGTCTCAAAACGCTTTGTGTTATCGAAAAATAGTTTTACACCAGCATTAAGATCACATTCTACAGAAGGATGCACACCGCCAGCATTATCACCAGCCCTTAAAAAAACATCACCCCCTATAGAATCAAGAAATAAATCTCCTGTTCCACTGTGTATTAGTTGACTATTAGATCCTGTGTGTTTGATTTGAAAATCTGAACCAGTTCCAAATACAGCTTTAGCATTATCATTGAATATAAAACTATTTGCGGATTTATCAAAAGTTACACTGTGTGATGCACCTGTGAAAACGACATCTTCATTGAAATTACTTGCAGCATCTACATCAACACCGCCAGCAGTGGTAAATAAATTAATCCATGCGTTATTTGCTGAGTTTCTTATTTTTACAATATTTGCAGTTGTATCTACCCACAACATATAAGCAGCAGTTGTACTTGGCGATGAAGAATTGCTGTTATTTGTTAATACTGCTTGTAATACACTATTTATGTCTGCTCTCACGTTGGCTCCTGTGGAGTTGTCTATAACGTAGTCATGAACTGGAGGCATCTTAGTTATACCAAAGGATTTAAGAGTTATTTAATTATATTTTTATAAGCTAATTACAGATAAAAAGTAATAACAAATAAAAAATAATAAATATTTAAACACATTCTACCCATTTTTAAGATTTTTTCCAAGCTAAACAGTATTTCTTAACTACCTCGCCCGAATCCTGTAGCGGCATATTTGAAATTTCTATTAACAAAACTAGAGCCATTCTTTACATCTATAACAAAACCTGTAGAACTGATAGATGACAAGGTAAAGAAATCACCTGACTGTGCATTTTCTATTGTTATACCTATTGATGGTAAAACTGAATTTGCTGCAATGCTAGTACCTGACTGCCCTGTGAAGAAACTCTTAGTAAATGTAACTGTTTTGCTTGAAGTACCAGAAGCAATCAAACCATTTGTTGCCCCTGAATTACCAAGACTTGTTTCTGTTCTGCTATTTAATTCTGCTGTATATCCTAACTGGTCTATTTCTATAGATTGTGCTGGGTCATTACTATCCATTTCGCATCTAAATTTAAACCCTCTTGCAATATATGTACCATTTACAAAAGGATTGTACTGACTAAATTCAGCACTAAAATTACAGTTACCGCTAGTAGATAAAGACGTTGCAGAAGTAAGAGTAAAGTTATTTGTGGTCACTGCTGATATTTGATAATCACCATCAACACCTGTACCAGAAGTAAAATCAAGAGTTACAAAACTGCCGACAGAATAACCATGAGAGGATTTTGTAATTGTAATTATAGTGCCAGCACTTCCTGATCCATTATTAATCGTATAAGTTCCAGCAGTAGAGGTATCAGGATCAGAGTCGCTGGTGGCGACTAGCAAGGAAGCTCCAACATCAAATGCGGTGGCCGCATCAAAGTCAGTCCATGTATCAATATTTGCACTTCTTTTATCAATTAGATCATTTGGATAATAACCCTGCGAAACAATATGCCTTCTTAAATGTAAAGGTTGTTTGCCACCTAAATCTAAAGTATTAGCAAAGTCGTAATGACCGCCAGTTATATCAACAGCACCTAAGAAATCAAAGTCTGCAATCGAATCAAAATCTGTAACCCCATCTAAAAGTTCAAGAGATCCAAGGACTAGACCATTGACTTCATCAGAAAAGAAACAATCAACTTTAGCACCAGCAAAAGGTGGGCTGTCCGAGTCTTCCCTGTCTTCTAATACTGTTAATTTAGGAAATACATCAGGACTTGTTGAAACAACAACAACAGAAGCATCACCAGAACTAAGCCTACCGCCATCATCTTGAAACTTAAGAACGTATGTGCCATTTACAATATTCGGTACGATTGTTTCATTTACGTTTCCACTCAAGGCTGGTAATACATCGACAGCATTTGTAAAAGTAACTCCACTTGTAAGGTTAGAACTACGAATTACCACGTTTCCACCATGTAAAACGTCAACATCTGAAGATTTATCAAAACGTAATCTCACAAATTCATCTGATAAAGGTTCTATCCGCAAATTTTGAATATCTGATGGTACTGCTGTTTTACCTTCAGTAATAAAAGATGTAGTAGATGGTTGTGAGCTTGGTTTTCCAAGTGCGTTATAACTAAAAACTCTTACTTCATAAGTACCATTTTTTGTTTCAAAAATTGTAAAGTCTGGTCTTGTAATTCTTTCAGAAATGAAGTTTTCATTTTTAAATCTATATTGCACCATGTATTCTGTAACGCCTGCCACTGGTTGCCATTGAATAAACAGCTTTGACACAGCACGATTATTTAAAACAACGATCTGTTCTGAACCCTGCAAGTTACTTGGTGAAGATTTTAAAGCAGTAAGTGTAGATATTGTTCTTGTGGCTAATGTTGACCCATCTTCAACATTTGAATATTTTGATGAATTATGAGCCACAGCAGTAACTTGATATGCAAGTTTTTCTATTTCAGTTACACCTATAACTCTAAATACCTGTAGCTCAATAGTTGTATTTTCTATAACCCACACACTGTTAACTGGTGGAGTAGAAGAAAAAGCAGAAGAAACAGTAATAGTTGTCCCAGAAATTGTAGATATTGTTTTTGTTTCTAATGCTCCATCTGCCAAAATTACAGATAAGGTTGCTGATCCATCTGTGGTTAAATCAGTATTGTTTTCATCATCAACAACAATCTGTGTAGTAGATACTCCTGTTTTTATTCTGCCTCCTCTTCTAACCCCAGCCCTCATGGGGTCTTGAATATTTATAATTTGACCACACCTGACAAGAGTTCCAGCTTCTAAGGTAGTTATAAATGAAACCAATTCTGCCTCATTTGATTGAGTATATAAAAACCACTTTGCAAGTCTGGCAGCTTGTCCTCTGGAAGTCGTAGCAAACCCACGCAAATTTTTAGTAACTACTCCATATTTTGCCTGTAATGCAGTATCTTCAACAGTTTCATAATCTATTTCTTGAGTGTCATTATTAAAATATGCAACATTTACAAGGGTTGTTTTTGTCGTTTTAGCTGCGTTGCTATAAGAAAAACCTTGAGCAGTAACATTGGATAAATTAAATAAATAACTTGCATCTGTTGGCCTGTCTTGTGAAATTGATATTGTTCCAGCAGAATAAAAAGGCATTACACGCATTACAGAACAAAGATCATTTATTAAGTTGTAAGCATCTTTTTGGTTTTGGATGACAACATTGCAAGTAAATCTTGGCTCAGTATTACCTGTACCTGTCATATCATCTACTTGAGCCGAACAATAAACAGAAGCGGAATAAAAACTAAATACATCTAATTGAGTTGTATCTATTTGATCACCAAAGCCTTTAGAAGTTGTTAACAAATCATATAAAATCCACGCTGGATCGTTTGTAAATTCCTTATCTGTTTTAAATGTTCCATTAAAAGTACCAGAGTAAGATATTGAACCATCTGTTTGTACTGTTCCGTTATGTGGGATTTTTATTTTTGTACCCTTGACCCTATACATCCTTCTCGGAACTGAAGGGAAAGTCTGAGCATCAATTCTAATTGCGACATAAGCAGAGTTAGCATATGCTCTTTGCTCGTTTATTATTTCTGTAAAAGATGACCAAACAGAACTGTTTTGTAAAGTTGATTCAGTGCTGTCATCTGTAGTTCTATTAACTCTGATTGTTACAGGAAAAGAAGTTCCAGAAGGTAAATTAATTTTATAATCTCTAAAATAAGTGCTGGCAGTTCTTCCTTTTACAGTGTCGGTTATAACTGTTGTTGTAGTGCCATCATTTTCAATAGTTTGAATATTTAAAGAAACTTCAGCACCATCAATATCACCATCATCTGTAAATTCTTGAAGTTGAGGAAAACCAATAGTTACTCTTACAGCATTAATAGACGTGTTTGTTATTGATCTTGAGACAGGTGTGGCTTTTGTGACCGCTACACCAACAGCATTTTCTGTTTCACTTGCAGCTATACCTTGAATTGCAGCCTGATCAGAAGTTCCAAATCTAGGCTCAAATGATACATTAGGAAAATTAAAATCTGCACTAGATGGACTTGTACCAGCCGATTGTTGTAGAACCTGAGTTCCATTTAAAAAAACATCCTTAAGAGCAGAGGTATTATATTCTGTTGAACCTTGTGATCCTGTCGCAGATGGAAAACCAGATATAATCCCCTCTCCCAGCAATTCCATTATTGTTAAAAATTGCTTTGAAGCTAGTACATCATCCGTTACGGCTGGATCAGTAAGTCTAGTATTCTCGTCAAAAGCTGGAATTGTCATGTAACTGTACCTTCAACTTGAACTGTATCGACTCCAGAACTAATGACAATAGATCCTGTAAAAACTTCTCCATATATAATCGGAACGCTAACTCCACTAATACTGACGTTTTGAATCCCAGAAAAAGAATATGAACCAGCCATCTGAGGGTCAGTATCTCCAACAGGTGATGGGCCTTCCATTACTGCTGGAGTAGGAGCGATCAAAGAAGTTATTCCATCTATTGCTAATGAGTTGACTGTAGCTGTTGTAATAGCACCAAGAATCCCTGTTGTTCCATATTCTGCAGCAATGGCTCCTCCTACTGCAAGAGCCGCACTTCCTACAGCAGATGCACCAGCAACAACAGCACCACCTACAGCAGCAGCAGTGCTTATGGCAGCCCCAGCAACAGCAGTTACAGCAGTAGCAGCAGTAGAAACCACAGCAGCCCCAGCACTAAAAAGACCAACAACGGCTGGTATTGAACCAGTAGCAACAGGGATAATTTGAATATCTCCCTTGCCTTTCATAAGTAAATAATCAAGAGAAACGTCTAAATTATTCATTTTTATTTTGTATGATTGATTGCTCATATGATTCTCTACTTCTGGAAAATTACATAACAAAAATCTTATAGCCTCTGCTGGGCTTGAAACAGCCGCTTCAAAATATGAAGAACCAAGAAATTTTCTTAATCTTCCATAGACTCTTATAGTTTTAAGTTTCATATCTATAAACTCCTCGCAATGCTTTTTGATAGTTTAAATCAAAAGGTTCTCTGCAACTTAATTTTTTTATATTATGATTCAAAATCATATTATCACCAATATAAACAGCTACATGATCTAAGTTTTTTGTGATTGATTGAAAAAGTAAAACATCCCCTACTTCTATTTGATCATAGTTTGTTTGTTTTAAAAAATTTAGTTTTGGTAAAGCATTTTCAAATTCTGGATTTGCTAAAAAATCTTTTATTTTTTTAGGTCGATTCCAATACGGAATATTTATATTTTTAGTTTCTTTATACCAATCTGTAACAACACTCCAACAATCGTGAACTCCCCAAACAAAAGTCCTACCAATCAAAGAAGGTGATTTAAATCCACTAGGTTCAAAAGAGGACCATTCTTTCATATGTGGACTGTATATAAACCAAGGTAATCCCAAATGCTCACAGCTTGCTTTGTCATTATCAGATGGTGTTAAAGGGCCAGTAGGATGACTATGAACTATTGCAGTAATTTCTCCAGTATCTTCACATTCTGCCCAATCATCAGGATCAATAATGAAATATTCAAACCCACTTTCTGCAATATTTTTACAAGGCCAGTAAGTTTCTTTTCCTTTTATAATTGCTAACAAACCACATGATTCCTGTGGCATACATTCTTCAGCGTGTTTTGCAGCTTCAGTTTTCCAAGTCATGCGTTAACAAAAGTACCAACAGAAGGGAAATCTTTTCTTGTAACCTGACGTTTTGGCGCACGAACTTCTTGTAGATCAAGAGCAGAAACAAGTTCAAATTGTACAATATCTCTAGTCTCTACAGTCTTCCTATTAATAAAATAAATCTCTTGAGGCAGTTCTGCTGTGTTATCAGGTGTTCCGTATGGATTTTTACTAGAAGGAAAGTTTGCAGCGTCTAGAAATTGAGCAAGGGTTCTTAGTCTTACAAATTTTGCTCCCTGTAGATCGTTAAATGGGGTTGTAGCGTTGACTGTTGCCATTAATGCTGTAATTGTTCCAAGAATATTAGAGACAGTTAAAGTAGGTCTTGGTAAAGTTCCCCTGCCACTGTATTCAAAGCCTGTTACTTCAAGTGGAAACTTATCATAAGTATTACCTTGCCAAATTATTGAAGCGTTACTATTCATTCCAACACCAGAATGAAATCTTGTGACATTAGTAGAGCCATGTAAAGCTGATACTAAAGTCAATGTATAAAGTTCAATAACTGATTTATTTGAAAGTGCCTGTAGTTCTGCTGTAGGTAATCCCATTTATGGTTCAAATACCTCCCTAAAAGTGCAGTTTAAAATTGCTCTATTGTTATAACTTATAGTTTTTGTCCAAGATTGACAAACATATTGTCCAGCACCAGACAATGTGACCGATACATTACCGCTATTTGTGGCACTATTAGCGGCTGTAACTGTAAAAGTATTTTGATCGGCTGCCGTTGCTATCGCAAAAGTACCATCCGTTGCAGATCCAGAAGTATAATCAATGGTTACAACATCACCGATAGCAAGACCATGATTTGTGATAGAAATTGTAGAAGTACTGGTTGACTGACTGTAAGTACCTGTTTTTGTGCCGCCTTCTGCTGGTGGTGTAAATGTAAAACTTGCCTGATCGTTCACTCTACTTCTTAAAAAGCCTTCAATGACATCTGATTCAGTCTCAGAGACTATAAAAGTAAGATCATATACTTTGGGGTCTTGAGTTAGTGGAAGCCCAAATAAAGCCCTAAACTCATAACCATCCCCTAGCTGTGTTGTTCTTATTCTAGGTGAGCTTGTTTTTCTCATCCCATAAGTCGGAGAGATACTTGGAAAAGTTGCCATGTTACCTCGCTAAAATACCGCCAGCCCTTTTTTGTTTTACAAGTTCTGCCTGTACAGCAGAAGCAATAGCTTGTCCTAATTGGTTTGCTGAAGGCTGATTCCCAGAAACCGAAGAACCCTGTGCGTCTACGCTCACGTTAACAATATTAGTAGTACCACCGCCAATCTTGTCGTTAGCTGTAATTGTTCCTGATCTGCTAGGGCTAAATAGTTCTGGCCCTTTTTCTCCTACTATGTAAGATTGCCCAGAGCTTACAGGGCCACCTCTTTCTCTTTTTTTAAATAACCCACCCAAGAAACCGCCTATACTTCTACCAACACCAGAAACAGCAGATTGAATTTGAGTTTGTATAAGTTGTCTTTTTAAATCCTGTAAAACATTTGTTGCGGCCTGTGCTAAAGATTGTGTACCCATAACAGCATCAGTCAAGTTTGATACTATTCCTTTTTCAACACTTTCTCCAATTTCTATAAATTTATCTTTTAACTTATCTGCTTCTCTTGCGGTCTTTGTAACTTCTTCTGTTTGTTTTTTTTGTAGATCAGTATTCTTATTAATGATTTTGCCATTTTCTACGTTAATTTTTCTTATATTGTTTGTTGCTTCTCCTGTACTTTCAACACCTTCTTTTAATTGATTGACAGATTCAAGATTAGTATCAATTTCTACTTTAAGTTTTGGAAGTTTTACTCTGCCAAAAATAAACTTAAGGACAGGATTTTTATTTACAAAATCAACAACTTTTTTAAATTGTTTAACAATAAAACCAACCATCCCTCCTATTATTCTGCCTACATCTGCTCCTAGCTTGATTACGCTATCAGAAAATGCGGTAACTCCTTCTTTGACTCCTATCCAAGACTGTTCAAGATCAAATACAAAACTTGTAGCATCAACTCCAATAGCTTTTGCAATAGCTTTACCTACTTCATTAACAGCAGCAAAGATAGCTCTTACTGGTGTAAGAACAAGTTTAAAAGCAACCCCTAAAGCTTCAACAGTGACAGCCGCAACTTTTAAAGATTCTCTGATGATTACACCAAACTCAGAACCCTCTCCAGCTAAGTTTGTAAATGCAGTGCCTAATCTTGTAAGTTGTCCTTGAATTGTATTTGATGCTGTAAATGCAGCTTTCGCAGCAACGTCTTGAGCATTTGCTTGGTTTATAAGATTTTTATTAAAAGATACTAGCTGATCATTTAACAAGGGTAATACTGCTGTCCTTGCTTCAACAGATCCAAATAATAAAGCAAGTGTTTCTTCACTAGCACCACCCTTGTCAACAATTTCCTGTAATACACCGCCTAAACCTTTTGATTTAAGTGCAGCCGCACTAAAGTCTATACCAAGTTTCTCCGCAGCTTTAGCCGCTTCACCTGTTGGCTTTTGTATCGCAGCAATAACTTGTCGTAATCCAGCAAAGGTAGATTCAACAGGAACACCAGTTGCAGTGACACTAGATATTGCAGCATTAAGTTCATCTATTCCAACACCAGCACCAGCCGCTATAGGTGCAAGACGACCTATCTGTTGTGCATATTGTTCAACAATAATTTTACCATCATTCTGTGTTTGTACGAATCCATCAACTATCTTTGCCGCATCAGCAGAAGATTTGCCATAAGCATTTAAAACAGAGGTAGTTGCATCAGCAACAGTAGCTAAATCAGAAAATCCACCAGTAGCACCTAACTGTGATGCCTTTAATACTTCTGTAAGTTCTGCGACCTCACCAAAGCCAGCAGACGCTACATCATAAGACGCTGATAACAAATCAAGTTGGGATACTTGACCACTTAATTCATTTGATAAACTTGCAAGTTTTGGTTGTAATGTATCAACATCAACTCCAAGTGTTTTAACTTTCGCAGAAGCAAAATCTTGTTGAGCTAAAACCCCAAAAGCTTTAGTAAATAAACTTATGGCTGTAATTCCAAGAGTTATAGGGCCAAGAAATGCACCTAAAGCCGCAGCCGCACTTTTAAAAGACAAAGATGCCGCATTTGCTCCTTTAGAAGCACCAAAAAAACCTTTCGGTAATACTCTTAATCCATGATTTGCATCTTTTAATTTACTACTTGTACCACCAACAGTTTGATTAAATTTCTTTGCCTGTACATCAACATTCTTTAACGCTGTAACAGCTTGCGTAGCATTTACTCTTAGTTCTACATTAGAGACTGCCACGACTAAACAATAACTCCTTTAACTATACTTGGCTTTGCGTTGTGCCGCATCTGCCTGTTTCTTTTCTCTATCATACTTTAATTCATAGTAACCAGCAAAATATATCAA